ATATCTTTCAAAAAATCATTTACCATTTTTTTCTCCCATGTATTGTTCAATGTTTGAACCGTTTAGTGTTCTTTCGACTCTTTCAAATAGTGTATCTACTTTCTTTCTATAACCCCATCCAAGAGATGATTTCTTTTCACCACTTTCATAGGGTGGTTTTTCACCTATGCTGTAATATTGATCTGCTGTCAAGTCAATAACCTTTTCATAATTATCCTTTGCCCACCAGTGATATGTTTCGGAAAAATCAACAGCACGATAAAGTTTTATTTCTTTAGTGCCGAAAATCTTTTGCAAACAAGCTGATGCATGGTAACAGTGTCCGAACATTCTATTCGTTTCATTTCTTTTTCTAAACTTTACTGCCACCAAGTCTGGTGTAAGATTTTGCACTATTGCATCTGAAACCAGTTTAAGATTTTCTTCGTTGTAGATCATCTTATTATATCTATATCAGTATTTCTGTTCCATACTTCGATATCAGTTCTAAGTCTGCCATCTTGTTTTAATGTCTCATATCTGTTTGAAGCTTTCTTTTTCCACCACTCGACAATCGAATCAAACTCGTATCTGTCAAAGTTTTCTTTTTTGATGAGTTCGTCTGTTTCTAGGTTTAGATACTCTTTGACATTTTCATATCCATAATCAGACATATACTGGCGTTTCTTTTGAGTAAGACCTTTTGCATTTTTAAATGTTTGAATAAACTTTTCATACTCTTTCGGTTCAGTTTCTTTCAGAGATGATTTAATTATGGACACCATTTTAGTTTGAGTTTTAAGTTTGCGTGAACTTGCTTCGGGATGAACCAACATCTCACCATTATTTTTTTCTATAAACCAATCATTTAACTTGCGATAGTTATCATCATTGATAAGTGGTGCAAAGTCTGATTCAGTCAATCCCTTGAAACGTAGGAAAGGCCTCATTCCATCATACTGTGAGTTTGACTTTGTAGTTCCATAAAGACTAGTTGTCTCGAACATACAAAAAGGGCCTCCATACTTTTGATTTAGTTTTTCACGAGCTAGATGTGAACAACATATACCAGCGAGTAGTTTACCACCAAGATAATTAAATCCAAATGGTTGAGTCGCTACTATATGAAAACCCATGATAGATGAATCGTTAAATCTTTTCATCACTTCTTTATTTTTTGTATCCAGTGGTTTACCTAAAAACTCATTACGAGGTTTGGAGTTTATTGTTGGAGAACCAAGACGAATGAAACCAGCTATCTTGTTTGTATTAGTTTCATACACCATCCATTTAAGAGTCTTGCCAGGGATTGAATCTTCAGCTGCATGAGAAGTTGTAATTTCAAAATAACGATTAAATATCTCTGGTAAAACTTCACGACACGCAAAGTTCATTTCGTTAGGGTGCATGGTAAAGTCTTGGAACATATCATCTTCAGGCCCCATGCCAGGCAAAGATGTTGGAAAGTTTGCCATTCTATCCATCTTTACACTTCGTAAATAATCTTCTATGTTTTCTAAATTAGAAAAGTAACTAGTAAAGATATTAGCTGCGTGTAACGCATCTTCTCGATTAAGAATCATCTTTATCCTCAAAATGTGGAGCGGGTGGAAGGAATCGAACCTCCATCATCAGTTTGGAAAACTGAAATAATACCATTATACTACGCCCGCTTTAACTAAAAAATCCTTCAAGTGTTAGTTGTGTTCCGAAACTCATATCAAGGTTCCACTTTATTTTATCAGTGATAAACTTTAGTGGTTCCACAAAACTTTTTTCATACTGTATATCATAATCGATCAACGAGGTAATGTCAAGTTCTTTTGGTAACTCTGTGATGAAAGATATACTTGTTGATTGATAGATATTCGGTTCTCGCAAATGTAAAAACTTTATCTTGTCGCCCTCTTGTATGAAAGGATACTTGTGACTTAGTTTGTGTTTTGTAATTAGATAGTTATAAAGAATACCACCCTTCACATGAATCGGAGCTCCCTTCTTAAACAGATTATGTGATTCAGTCCACTTGGTAAGTCCATTGATTGAACGAGGATATGCAATCTCCTCTGGACGCATCTCCATAAATTCATTTCTAAAATCTTGTATGAAGTCATTGAGTTCTTTCTCATCACTAGACATAATAATCTTGAGAGCTTGTTTAATCTTCTCACGACAGGGTGCAGGCGTGGATGACTTGACACTTTCGATACCCATCATTTTAAGTTGTGGTTCTTTGTATCGAACACCCTCCACATCCCAAGAGTTAAGAATATATCTTTTCTTCGCAGTCCAGATACCCTTGTCTGCAATCACCTCACGTTTCATAAACATCTTTTGTTCGTATGCGTTTATGTGTCCAGACAACTCCTGATAACTTTGATCAATAAATGGTTCAATTTTTTCTCTAGCAAGGCGATCCAAGAAGTTGATGACTTCCTCAGTGTTCTGTCTCTCAATAGGCAGTTTGTCAATGAGTTCGTCAAAACGAATATAAACTGAATCTGTGTCTGACGCAATGACATAATCCAAGCCATCGGTTCCAAGAGTCTTATTAAGAAACCGATTAAGACAGCGTTCAATCCATCGAATAGATAACTGACCAGAAGTAGTAATGGCCTCAGCAACCAAGAGATTATAGTAACGAAACCAGTTATTACCAATGGCACCATAAGCACTATTGAGAGAAATCTTTTTGGCCATCTGAATATTGTCATATCTAGAAATGTCTTTTTTAAGTTTAGGATCTTTTGTGTTTTCATATTCTTGTTTCGCCTCCAACATCAATCGTTTATACTTAACACGATCATCGTATATAGTTTGCATCAACTCTGGAAGAAACCCTCTTACATCTTTTTTAAATAATGCACCGTTAGGGGTAAGAGTTATATTTTTATCTTTGAGTCCTTGCAATAATTTATTATCTATTTTTTCATCTAATATTTTATCCACAGTAATGGCTTTCTCTTTGAAAGGGCGACCCACAAGTGTTTCTGGTGAGATGTTATACTGCATAATCAAATGTGGATACAGAGAGTTCAAATCAAAAGACATTACCCACTTGTGCATACCAATAATAGGATCTTTTACATACGCACCTTCAAACTTCTCTGACTTTTTGTGATCTTTCTTTTGTGGTATGACTATATTCTTTTTGCGTAGGTGATTATAAATCAGAATGTCCCAATACTTAGTTGTACCAAGAACATCTCCATAATTTACTTTACCATCATAAGCCATAGTCAAACACAGATCAATCAACTTCATTTTATCTTCGAGTTTATCAACCAGTTCAACGTCTGTGATATTATATTCTATAAAGGATTGATAGTCTTTGGTATACCACTCACTGAAAGTTTCATAAGGATTACCATCTTTACGTTCACCCAACTCGACAAATGCGATGTGGTCAAGTCGATATGATTCTTGATTGGTATAGGTAAACTTGCGATACAGGTCAAAGAAGTCCAGATGAGCCACACCCATGATGTCATACACCTGATGTGTTCTTCCCATTTTGTAAACAGAACGAGAGGACACGTTACCCCAAGGCGATAGACGTTTTAATTCTGTTTCCTCAAACTGATTGAGAATACGATTGCACAAATATGGTATATCAAAAAACTCTGTGTTCCAACCTGTGATGACATCTGGTTTATGTTGTTCCCAGAACGTCAGAAAAGATTGTAGTAAATGTTTCTCTGTCTCACACTTGATATATGAAACATCATCACGACTGTTTTCAAAGTCACCGATACCCCAGACAACAATTCTTTTGTTCTGGTGATTCTTTAGAGTGATTGATAGTAGTGGGTCTTTCGCTTCCTCTGGTTTAGGGAAACCGTTTTCACACTCGACCTCGATATCAATTGTAACGATAAGTATCTGGTCAATGTCCCAATCGACACTGTTAGGATATTCATCTGCGATATAGCTGTAAGGAAACAGAGTGTTTCCATAAACTGCACCTAGTTGATTGTTATAATTTTCTATCCACTCTTTTGCATCTTTGATGGTATCATGTTTCACAGGAGCAACATACTTACCCTCAAGAGTTTTGTATGGTGTCTCTTTTAAAACAGATGCAAAAAGTGTCGGTGAATATTTAACCTTGCGATTGATTCTTTCACCGTTCACAACTTCTCTTAACAGTAGGTTGTTGCCCCACTGTGTAATATTAGTATAAAACCTCATTCAAATATAATAACAAAATGTAAAGGTATTGTCAACTAAAGTCCTAACTTCCTTTGTTCATTTAAGACTTGTGGATTTGTTGAACTAGAATTAAAATTAGAATTTAAAGAACTTAACTTGTCCTCTGCACTAGCTAACTTTTCCA